GGAAGGCCTGATTGAATGGGTTCTGTGATAGGTTATTACCGCCTCTCGGCGTCGGTCCTCCGGCTTTATCGAGGCCTCGCGCTTTGGCCCATGCCTTAGCGTCTTCCTCGATCTCGGATTCTGTCGATCCCCTGAGGCGGTCCCAGTCTGATTCCGGGATATTGTGTTTCTTGCCGCACTTCGCCCGCCAGACTCCGATTTCGCGCTCTGCCTTGAGGGCGTCCCGCTCCTTTTCGGCTGCCGCTCTGGCCTCGCGCTCGCGCTGGAGTTCACTCTTCTGAGCATCCTCCTCAGCTTTCCGGGCCTTGATCAGAGCTTTGGCGTCTTTGATAGACATCCCCAGCTCTTTGGCCAGGGCCTCCTCGCGTGTACGGCGATCTCTTCCCAGGCGATCTTCGACTATTGCATCGATGTCCGCCTGAGTGAATTGCTTACCCTGCTGTTGGTTTGCAGTGTTCTGAGCCGCTGTATTCTCCTGCCCAGCGTTGGCATTATCGTCAGTAGTAGCCATAAAGAAAAACTCCCGCCGTTTCAAGTCTGGCGTAGACTGTGATTATGAATTTCGTATTGCGGCGGCCCGTTCTGCCAGGCTCGCTATGTAGCGCTCCTTCTCCGCTGGAGCCAGGGAGAGCACATGGAGACAGCCCACATGGAGCAGCCCCGCGCCCTGGGCTTCGGCCAGGGAAGGATAATCCGGATCGGTGCCGGATAGGCTCAGGGTCCGGCCTTGCCAGGGCACGCACCTGGGGCAGCTCTTGGAGTGACTAGATATCCTCACCAGATCATGGCCGTGCTCCTGGTAGCGGTTGATGGAGCCTTGTCGGAACGCGCCGTTGGTGGTCTCCTGAGCCAATACCGCCGTATAGCGGCTCATGTTCCAGGATCGCCCGGACTTGTCCACAAATCCGGTGATGCCCTTCTCCGCCAGGTCCGCTTTGATCCGCTTGGCGGCCTGTCTGGTGGTCTGGTAGCCGATCACGCTTCCTTTGCTGGCTTCCAGGGAGATCGCCCGGGCGAGGTCGTCTACCTTCCGGCCTACAACCTGGCCCACGTCTTGGAGCCTATTGTATGTATTTTCGGCCAGCACTTGAGCGGCCTGCTGATGGATATCGCCAAAGCCGGGAATGGCTTTGCCGCCCATGAGCGGGTCTTTGTCTGCCCACTCCATGCCCTTCATGTAGCTGTCCGGGATTGCTTCTGTGCACCAGGTCCGAGAGCCCTTCTCCAGATCGCCTCGGATCTGCCGGACCCTCTGCAAGAGCGTCTTCTGCCAGGCCGTGCTGTAGCTTTCCGAGGCCGGATCTTTCAGGAGGAGCCTGTTGATCTCGGATAGGATCTCCTTTTCCGCTCCATCATAGAGCTGAATAAGGCGCTTCGCTTGCGCGTCACTGAGCGGGTTGGCCGGCATTCATGGCCTCCAGGCCAGGCAATGTGAGTGTCTGACCAGGCTCTTCTGGCACGGTTGGCTGCTCGGCTTTCAGCTTCTCCATCGCGTCCTTGAGCGCCTTGCCTTCCAGCTTATAGAGCATTTTGAGGGCCATCTCAGCCCAGATGAGGCCCATGCCCTTCAGGGCTACGACGTTGGCTACGGTCTCCTTGAAGTCCTCGGGCAAACCGTCTTGCCAGGCTATGGATACCTTTTTGACCGGAACCGCGCCGGAGTAGCCTCTTTCTTTCTCGAAATTCAGGAATGTCTGGAGTTCTGCCCTCAAGGTTGGATCGGCTACCAACTTGAGCCGGTCCACCTTCTTGAGGGGTACAAATAGCATGAGCCTCAAAGCCGTGCCGGACACTTGAGCGTCCAGCTTCGTGGGCTCAAAGCAGGCCTCACAGGTTTCAGAAAGAGCATAGAGCTGCTGGAGATCTGTCTGGAATTCCTGAAATGCTGCCGCCAGTTGGCCCTCCCAGGTCACATATCCGGGATCTGCCGCGCCTTTGACCCGCTCCAGGACCTTCTTTTTAGAGTCATAGACTACTGCCCCGGTTTCCGTCTTGGTGAATGCACCTGAGTCCTCGGGCAGGACCAGCAAAGGCTCGCTGTGGACATCCAGGATTCGCCCTACTCGAGTGAGCCTGGCCTCCATGCGCTTGATGAGGCTGTCTAAGTCGTGATAATCGTCAATGAGCTTGCCTGAAGATGTGCTGAGGTTCTCCACTACTGAGACCAATGGCTCGCTTATGCCCGTCTCAGTGACGACCTCGTTCTGTGGCCCGCCCATAATATAGCCTGTTGCCGATACCAGATATTCCCGGCTCTCTATTCTGCCAGGGTAATGGATGCGGCAGAAAAGCCGGCGCTGGGAGATATGATCTACAAACTCGGGCTCCTCCAGCCAGGCGATCATATGGGCCTGGACTCGCCCGAAGGCATCGCCTACCGGGAAATATTTTGCCGGGTGGACCACTTGCAGCTTGACCCCATTCTCATAATAGCCCTCGATTATGCCATGTCCAAACCGAGATACATCGATTGCCCTGGAATGCTGAAGAGTCCAGTACCGATTTCGGTCTATGAAGTCGTTGAGATATAGCTGCTCTGCGCTTTCCGGGTCCTCGGATACTGTGGCTCTGGGCTGCTCGCCATAGAGGAAATCCGCCCATAGAGTGGAGAGACGCTTATGCCAGTTGAGGATTATTATAAGCTTATTATATTCGGCTGTATGCGAAGAGAACAGATTTAGGAGCACCTGAAAGACTTTTGTATGCTCGCCGTCGAAGAGGGCCTCATTCTGCTCATAGGTCCTGAGCCGGCCCTCCTCGGATTTCGGTGGCCAGGGCTTGCCTATTTGCAGAATGTCATCTAAATTCGTGATCACAATAACCCCATCTGTCTCAGTTGTTTTGCCGCTTCCCGGCCAATATACCTAGAGCAGTCCGCGGCATGGTCAGGAGCGCCAGAGCCACCCTTGATAAACATGTCGATGCCTTGCTTCTGTTTTTTTTCGTCCCAGAGAAGATCATTGACGCCCCTGATAGTCTTCTCGCACCTGTAATAGATCTTCCATTTTCCGAGGCTCAGCAGAGAGGTTAAGTCCTCGATGCCAGGCATGATGGCATTATCTGCATCCCGGACATGGAATAGATGGGGGTGCTTGGACTGTTTTATTTCTCGCTGGAAGCCCGGCTCTTCAGGCGGAACAAGGATCTTGGCTGGCGCTTTTCGCTCGCCGTTCCAGTAGCAGAGTCTGGCCAGGTCCTCTATGTACTCTGGATTGGTCTTTTGCTTGCGTTCTATTACAGAATCCCAGTAGAACTCTTTGAGGCAGTACCAGATACCGCCAGAAAGACCCCAGAGCTGGGCGGCGAAGGGATTTGAGATACCATAATCCAGCCCGCAGAGATACATCGTGAAGTTCTCTGGGACTGATTCAACCACGAATCCTGCGCCGGGAGTCTCGTCGAAGAAGCTGAACACCCGGCCTTCTGCTGCGGCCCTCAGTCCAAGCACATATCTTTTATGGAGGACCGAGCCCACGGGCCACTGAGACTTGATTCTATTCTTGGCCTCTTCCGACAGGTCAGGATTGTCATCCATCACCAGGTGCAGAAAGAGGAGCTTGCCATCCTTCTGGAATGGATCCAGGGTTTCGACGTAAAGAGGATGAGTGGGGGTCTCAGGGTTGTTCAGGAACCACGCTTTGGCCCCTTCGACGGATAAGCGGGCGAGGCCCTGGTTAATGAAGCTCTGGGGCATTAATGGCGGCTCGTCAAAGAGGATTCCCGCCAGGGTTTTGCCTTGGATCAGGTCTTGTGAGGCCTCATCTTTGCCGCCGTATATCCAGAAGATGTTTTCGTGGTCTAACTCTTTCTGGTAGATGATGAGATGTGGCCCTTCCTCTCTGCCTCGCTTGAATTCGACCTCATAGGACGGCTCGACGGAGAGGACCTTTCTGAGCGGTCTCACCTGGTTCCTGATAGCCGTGCCTATTGTTTTCGAGCAAAGGGCGAATTCTTCCCGGTCGAATGTGAAGGAGGCCCAATTCACGAAGCTGAAATCAGCTATAACGGTCTTGCCGCAGCGGACTGAGCCTTCTGCCTCGAAGTATGGTAGATGCTTGAATGGGCTTGCTGGGGTCCACCAGTAGAGGATCTGCTCTTGCTTAGGACTTGGTGGCTTCCAGACAAAGGCTGGTTTATTGAGGCGGCGGGCTTTCTGCTTTTTCATATACCTCTCCCGCTCGCTTCAGGTAGCCTGCCATGAAGCCGCTATCCTTTGGCTGCCCGTCCGGCAGCCCTTCGCCCGGCTTATTGAGCAGTTCCAAGATCTTGATTGCAGGACCGATGCAGCCCCCGAACGCCCGGAGGTCCTCAGCTTTGGCGAGCCTGGCGGCGTCCATGGCCAGGTCGTAGATATCCTGGGCACAGGCCTGGAGTGCTAAGCCCGTCCGAACTTCGTCCTGCTCTCGGGCTTTTTCGCTCGCATGCTGAATCTGCTTGGGGATGTGCCCATATCGCACGTGGTTCTTGATCGCCTGTATCGGATCTTTGGCTTTGATTCTGTACTTGTCTGCGATAGTGCGATATGGTGTTTTAGATAAAATTAATTGGTCTATCTGGTCATGGTTTCGGTGAGTACAGATAGAGCACTTCTTTGCCATTCATTTAATCAATCCATTTAGTGATTAGAAGGTCTCGCCAGGCTGTTTATCAGAGTCACTCTTACGGAGGAGGCTAATCCCCACAATTAGATCCCGGCAAGGCCCGTCACATAGTGACTAGGAGGATGGGGCCAGAGCGCTTACCCTGGCCCCTATTGGTCTGATCTAGCACGCTTCTGGGTTTTGGTGATCGTGAAGGGCAGCGACGCCGCCGCCCTCTGATGGAATTTTGCCTTAACTCAACAGGTACCCGCCTCAGCTTTCCTGTGGTCCGCTTCATCGGCTCATAGCAGGCCGCAGGCTCCGGCCCATAGGGCTATCATCATGATCCGGGCCTAATCGGTCCGGTCATGGTTTAGAATTGAGGCTTTTTCACCTCTTTTCATTGTGTTCATCCTATTGGATGACTATTCATAGATGAGATGGCATGAAGCGCAATAGAGAAATCCCCTATGATCCTTGATCAGCTCGCCGCCGCATGGGCAGGCATCGAGCGTGAGCGCCTCGCCGTTCTGGGTAATTATGATAATCTCTGGATGCTCGTTTCGGGGATCGCTGTACTCTCTTGCCAGTCGGCCCTGCATCCTGATGACCTTGGGTGGCCTCCAGGACCAGACACGCCGAGTATAGCGGCGGCCATTGTAGAGCAGATGGCCGTCAGAGTCTTCTCCTAGCTGGCAACGGATGATCAGGCGGCAGTGGAGAAGGCCGCCATTATTGATTCTTTGCCAGGCGCGGTCTTTGCCGAGCGCCTTCTCTGTGGCCGGATCATAATCATCCATTCCCCTCAATTCTATTGTCTGCCTTGGGAGAATATTATCAGAATTTAGGAGGTCTATTTGGGTCGCACTAAGACACATGCTCTCCCTCCTGAGATGACTGTCTCTGTCTCGACTTTCCCGGATTCTTCCAGCCGGCGTACTGCCTTCTGGATCTTGCCAATGCTCCAGTGCCATTTCTGCATTGATTCTGCTGCGATTTTCTGGATCTGATAGAAATTGAGGCCCGGGTGGGCCTTGACCAGGGTGAGCACCTGCAGGTCGGAGAGGATCATAAGAGCAATGCCTCCAGAGATCTTTCCGGATAATATGTGCCATCATATGGACGAAAGGGGAAGTGATCACCATATGGATGATGCACTACTCCTGTGATCAGGAAAGATTCGCCTAAATGGCGATTATCTCCTAGAACGCTTGGCCCAACGACCTTGACGCGAACCCCGATAGATATATCGCTCACAGATCTGCCCCCTGGGAGATCAGCCTGACCCGAACGGATTTCTCTGAGTAATACAGGCCCTCGCTGTAGAGCTCGTCGGAGATCTCCTCAGGCGTCTTGCCGGCCATGTGGAGAGCCCACATCTTGGCGTCCAACTCGGCTCGGGAGATTGCCTGAGATGTAGGGCGCTCCTGGATTATGGCGGACTGGGTGGGGGGATCATCCGGGCCCGCCTGCTCGCCTGGCGTGGGATCGACTGCGGGCTCTGCGGGCTTTTCTTTGGTGGCCAACTGCAAGACTTCTGGCGGCGTGGTGTAGGTGCCCGCCTGGATCGCCTCGCCGCTCAGTGCTGCATAGCCCTCCTGCTGCATGATGGCTGCCGCCTTCCGCTCCATCGCGTCCTTGTACCTTCCCCGGCAGGCGTCCGGGGATATCGACACCCCAAACTCCTGGCAGATGGCTGCTGCGATCTTGGGCCAGCTTTTGCCGTGCTCTGCATAGAGATCTACGATCCGGCTGTTGATCGGCCCGCTTATGGCCGGGTCGGATATCCTCTTGCGTGCTTGCCGCATGGTCTTGCCCTGGAGCAGATCATCTATGGCCCGGATGTGGCCCATGATCTCGGGCAGGATCGTCACACTCTCCAGAGGGATGCTGGGGCCAAATATAGCCTCAAGGATCTTTGTTTCACTTGCCAAGTCCCTCAACCCCCTGCAAGCTCTCCTTTTCCGTCAGCAGTGCCTTTTCTTCTCTGATCAGGATATTGATTACTGCCCGGATGCCCCGAACTAGATCTCCTATCTGATCGATCCGGCGCTGGGCATGGTATCGATCGCCCAGGGCCCGCCGTTCGGCCAGCTCCTCAGCAGGGACACCGGTCCGTCTCTCTGCGGTCATTGCTCGCCGCCCTTAAGCTGATCGAGTACGCCGGGATCTTTTTGGACTGCCTCACAGGCCCGGTCAAACTGGCTGAATGTGGTCTCTGTGGTTTTGCCATCCGGGCCGGATATCTTGGCGTCGTCAAATTCACTCAGAGGGTGGTGCTTACTGCCTTCCAGGATCGAGCCAGCGGCCTGGTCAG